AACTATACAAACAATTCTTCATAGAGCATAACGATATTGATTCATACACTCTAAGATCAACTCTAAAATGAAAGATCAATTCATGAGAATAGCAATGGCCCAGTTAAAGCCAAAATACAAATACAAGCCACAGAGATTTGCACAGGCAGCTTTGATGTATCGTAAATGGATCGAAAGACAAAACAATAAATGAAAGACAAAAAACAAAAGATTAGGTTTATACCTTGCGACAATGACACAATGGTAAGGCATGACATAGCAAGAGCTAAGAAAAAAAAGAAGTATAAGCAATGGTCAACCAAAGTTCATAAAAATCTTAAAAATCGTTAATTGAAAAAACACACCAAGCTCTATTTAAAAGAAATGGGCTATGATACTACTGACTTTATACCTTGCGAGTATTGCGGAAGCCAAGCAGTAGACATTCACCACATAAAATCACGAGGGATGGGAGGTAGTAAGTTAGCCGACACGATAGAAAACCTCATGGCCCTGTGCAGAAATTGTCATTATATTTACGGAGATAAGACAGAATATCGAGACTGGTTGCAAGATATTCACGATAAAAAGTTACTTGATAGAAACCGATAAGAACGGAAATCTACGGAAATGGAAAAAGACAATAAAGGAAGATTTACCAAAGGCAATAGTGGAAGACCTGCTGGGACTTCAAACAAAGTAACAAACAACATAAGAGAAGCCTTTCAAAAACTTATAGAAGGAAACTTAGACAATATGACTCTGTGGTTATCTGATGTTGCAGCAGATGATCCTAAGTCAGCTCTAGATATTATTTGTAAATTAGGAGAATATACAACTCCCAAACTTGCAAGGGTTGAAAATAAACTAGAAGCTGAAGAAGGCATCACAGAAATAAAATTGAATTTTGTCAACGCTAGAGATTAATTATGGGCCAGTATTTATTAAGAACTGGAAGGCAGATACTAAAATAGTAGTTAATCAAGGAGGAACAAGAAGTGGTAAAACATATTCTCTTTTGCAGCTCCTCATTGTTAAAGCATTTGAAAATAAGGGTAAAGTATTCACCATAGTAAGAAAGTCTCTACCATCGCTTAAAATGACAGCGTACAGGGATTTCTTTGAGATACTTAACAACCTTGACTTATATTCAGAGACAGACCATAATAAATCAGACTACACATACAACCTTAATGGAAACTTATTTGAGTTTGTATCATTAGATCAACCACAGAAAAAAAGAGGAGCAAGAAGAGATTTCTTATTTTGCAACGAGGCAAATGAATTGACATGGGAAGACTTCTTTCAATTACTGGTAAGAACTACCGATAAGATATGGCTTGACTATAATCCTTCAGATTCTTTCCATTGGATTTATGATAAGCTATTGATAAGGGATGACGTTAGCTACATCCAAACAACGTACAAAGACAATCCATTTCTTGAGCAAACAATTGTAGATGAGATAGAAAGATTACAAGGTACAGACGATGATTACTGGAGAATCTATGGATTAGGTGAGAGAGGTTTGTCAAGAGCTACTGTATTTCAATTTGAAATGGCAGATGATCCAAAAGGCAAGCTCGTTTCATTTGGCTTGGATTTCGGATTTACTAATGATCCAACTTCACTTGTTCAGGTTTACAAGGATGGAAATGATTTATACATTCACGAGATGATGTATCACACACAGCTAACAAATTCAGACATCGGAGAAAAGTTTGCAGAGCTAGGTCTTACAAGATATGATGAGATATGGGCAGACTCAGCAGAGCCTAAAAGTATCGAGGAACTGCACAGGATGGGCTGGAACGTAAAACCTACTGCAAAAGGTGCTGATAGTATAATGGCAGGAATTGACATCCTTAAACGTCATAAAATATATTTAACAAAAGGAAGTGACAACGCAGTAAGGGAATTTCAAAACTACAAATGGCAAGAAGACAAGAATGGGAACCTGTTAAATAAACCCATTGACAAGTTTAATCATGCCATTGATGCGGTCAGGTATGCTACCTTTAATCGACTAAGCAGACCAAATTATGGTAGCTATGCAATAAGATAAACAAAAAAGGTTATTTATAGGATGGAACTTAAAGTAATTGTACCCACTTCACTTTCAGAAATCACACTCAGTCAGTATCAACGCTTTGCTAGGCTTGATGGTGATGATGAATTTATCAGCAAGAAAATGCTAGACATCTTCTGCAATGTTCCGTTAGAAGAATTACCCAACATTAAATTTAAAGATGTTTCTAGGGTTTCATCTAAGCTCACAAACATGATGAGAGAGAGGCCAAAACTTACACAAACATTTAAAATAAAAGGCAAAGAGTTTGGTTTTATTCCATCATTAGAAGATATCTCTTATGGTGAATTTGTTGACCTAGATACATACATGGCAGATACGAAAAACCTGCATAAAACAATGGCTGTGTTGTATCGACCAATCACAAAAAAAATAGGTAAAAGGTATAGGATTGAGGAGTATGATGCTTCTGACAAATATTTTGATATGATGCTAGATGCTCCGATGAATATAGTTATGGGAGCTATGGTTTTTTTTTGGACTTTAGGAAAAGATTTACTGGGAATTACCCTGACCTCTTTAAAGAACGAGATACAGAAAAAGAACAGCAAGACTTCAGCAGTCAAGGAGCATTTGCCAAAAGATGGGGATGGTATACTACATTCCATTCACTTAGTCAAGGAGATGTTAGAAGATTTGACGAAATCTCAAGAATATCAGCATCCCAATGCCTTACCTATTTATCCTTTGAAAAGCACAGAGCAGAAACAGAACAACAAATTCTCAAAAGAAAAACAAAATGAGGCAGTTTTATAAAATAACAGAAACCATAAAAAACCAGTTACTGTTAAGCAGTCAATGTAATGTTGTAACATTTGGTGACATATTTGATGTCGATTTAAACAAGCAAACGATTTTTCCTTTGAGTCATATCATGGTAAATCAAACATCTTTTGAAGGTCAGATTGTAAGAGTCAACTTAACAGTTATGGCAATGGATGTTGTTGACGAAACAAAGGAAGCAATAAGAGACCAAAACGATCCTTTCTTTGGCATAAGCAATGAGCAAGATATATTGAACACACAACTTGCTGTCATCAATTCTGTAGTCGTTGAGCTTCGCAGAGGTGATTTGTACAAAGACCTTTATCAATTAGATGGCAATGTTACCTGTGTTCCTTTTACAGAACGCTTTGAGAATCTGCTGGCAGGATGGGGAGCTACGTTTGATGTCCTTATGCCTAACACAGAAATCAGTACCTGCTAATGGCAAGAGAGCAAAACATAAAAGCGGTATTAGATAGGTTTGCAAACTATGTGGTTGAGCAGTCTAAAGACAATCTAAGAAAACACAACGTAAGTGGAAGGCTGTCTGAATCTATTACATCAGAGGTAAGTACAGGTCCAGTTTCTTTTTCAATGGAAATTGACATGGAGAAGTACGGAGAATATCTTGACTCAGGTGTTAGTGGAACAAAGATTAAGTATGACACTCCATATGCCTACACAAGCAAGATGCCACCTTCTAGCGTGTTTTCGCAATGGGTTGTGAAAAGAGGGTTGTCAGGAGTAAGAGACAAAAAAACAGGAAGATTTTTAAAAAGGAAAAGCCTTCAATTTGCTATTGCTAAAAGCATATATTACAACGGAATAAAACCCACGAATTTTTTCACAAGACCTTTCAATTTAGCGTTTGACAATTTACCTCAAGAGATAGTAAACGCCTTTGAATTAGACAGATCAGATTTTAAAGCATTTATTAGAAAAACAAAGAACAAATGAGCGTACCAGTAAAAAGTGTTCCTACATCACTAAAGATGGCAAGAAGCCCAATCTTTTACACAGGCAAAAACAATGCACAAACAAATGACACTCTTATCTATATGTCTTTAGGTTTAAAGGTTTGGTCAGGTATTAGAAGTTCACCTCCCTCAGTCAACAATTATTCTCTAATTAAAAACACATCTATCAATCAGGTTATTAATTTTGAGGTAAGCAATTTAGTCAGCTCAGAGTTTTTGCATGATTTCAATATTTACAATGATCTTGGTTATGTGCAATCACCAGCAGGAGAGGTCTTATGGACAAACGGAACTGGAGACTGGAAATACTCTAACAATGGCACAGCTCCAGTTGTAGCAGTTTGGGAAGTTGGAACAACAAACGCATTTTTGACTACAAGCGGTTGGGCAGCTTTACCTAACGTGAGCAATACTCCTGTTACCTCTGTTGTGCTTTCTGTTCCAAGAACAAGATATGTATTCACTTCAAATTTTGAGTCGTTAGCAATTTACAGTAACACTTCTAATGCTTTTGCTAAAATTCGTATTAGATGGAACAATGGTGACGAGGATGATTTCGTGAATAATGATGGATCTCAAGACATACCTGACAGATCAACATTAAATACTCAAGATCAGGTAATTTATGCTGGGGTAGGGCCAGCAAATTTAAATAACAACGCAGGTCTTGATGCTTCTATTAAACCTTCAACTCATACCACAGGAGATTATTATGATGTCATTTTATTAGATGATGGAAACTCAGAACTTGCGAGAGTAAAATATGAGCTTACCTGTGAGCCTAAATACACTCCCTATCAGATATCTTTTGTAAATCGTTATGGCGTTACAGACTTCATCACTTTTTTTAAAGCGAGTACAGAAGCAGGAAATTTTACCAACAGCTCATTTAAAAGAAGCATTTATCAAGATGGGTTTACAGCTCCAAGTTTGCAAAATGCACAATACCAAGACTTCAATATAAATAGTAGGAACAGCATTACCATGAACACAGGTTGGGTTGATGAATCTTACAATGACGTAATTGAAGACATCATGATGAGCGAAGATGTTGCAGTATTAATTGGCACTAATTGGGTTGCTGCTAATCCTACAAGGGGAACAGTAGAATATCAAAAGAGTGTTAATGTCGGAGTAATAAATTACACAGTCATTTTCACATTAGCATTTAATGAGCGACCACTATTGAAATGAATCAAGTTGATATTTACATTGGGGATTACAGACTTGACTTGTTTCAAGAGGAACAGATAAGCATAAACTTATCCATTCAAAACTATCAAGACATATCAAAAGTTTTTACTGACGTTACACAACCTTTTACTGTTCCTGCTAGTGAATGGAACAATGAGGTAATGCACAACTATTACAGGACTGATGTTACAGCCTCACAGATAACAACATCATACGGATCATCTGCGAACACATTTGACTTTAGGCTAAGACAGGCAGCAAGAATAGAGATTAACTCTATACCTTTTAGAACTGGAGTCATTCAGATGAACAATGTCTTAATAAAAGACAATGAACCTAATTCTTATTCAATTACATTCTTTGGTGATTTAGTAAATATGTCTGACTTGTTTAGTGATGACTATTTGTATGATTTAGATTTTGCAGCATTTGATCACACTTACGATTCTGATACTATCAAGGATGGTTTTGAACAAGATTCTTTAAATGGTGGCACTATGTTCTATCCTTTAATGAGTCCTCAAAGGAATTGGTTTTATGATTCTTCAGGTAATGCTAATGATGAAGCTAACATCGCATGGCATACTAATGCACAAAGAGGAGTAAAATACAATGAACTAAAACCTGCCTTGCTTGTAACTAAAATATTTGAAGCAATTGAATCAAAATATGGTTTGACATTTAGTGGATCATTCTTAACAACCTCACCATTTACTAAGCTATTTCTTTGGCTTCATCGTTATGAGGGTAATTTGTTTACTTCTTCAGCTGGGATAGATTGGCAGTTAATAAATTTTAATTCTCTAAATTCAGGAAGTGGTTTTGATTTAGCTACTGAAACTTGGACTGTTGTTAGCACTGAATCATCCTATCGTTTAAGAATTACAGCAACCAATGTAAATGCAAATTATGAGTATGGTGTTTTCCAAAATGGAACATTAATTTCCACGACTCAAGTCTCTGCTCATGCAAGTTCTAGTGTATTAACACAATTGTCAAATTTTAATTTTCAAGCTGGTGATACTGTTCAATTATATATAAGACCAAAAACAGCAACCTCATTTAACTATCAGATAACAGAATATGAAACTGTCATTGTTGATTCACAGACTGATGTTTTTAATGTTGATCAATCTTTATCTGTTACATACAACTTTGAGTTAGTTGTTAGCTCTATCATGCCTGAGATTAAAGTAAAAGATTTTATAGGCGGCATTTTACAGATGCACAATTTAGTTGTTGTTCCAACCAGTCAAACAGCGTTTACTTTTCAAACTTTAGATGCTTTCTTTGCGGCAGGTACTGATCAAAATATTGAACCATATGTAAATGTTGATGAGGTTTCTGTTCAAAGACCATCGCTGTACAGGCAGATTGAATTTGCTTATGCAGACACTAATCAAATACTAGGCTTTGAATTTCAGAGATTAAACATTTCAGGCTATGGAGATTTGTTCTCAGATTTCTCATGGGATGGGCCTGACTTTAAGTTGCAGTTACCTTTTGAAAATCCTTTATTTGAGAGGTTAACAAATTTAGGTACTTCAGCCTTGACTAATGTTTTAGTCTATAAAAGTGTAACACAAAACACCAACCGATCAAATGAATTTAATGCGTACTTAGGTGCGCCAGTTTTAATTTATGGAGAGTTTTCTTTAGATATTTCTGCGAATCCCATAGGGTTTACAGATGCTTCAGGGAACTCAACTCAAGTTGATGCTGTATGGTATGCAAATGTGTCATCTACAAGTTTAGGAACAGGCCCAGCTAAGTCTTTAAATTTTGGTGGTGACATTGATCCTTTTTATTTAACGACTGTAAATGCTAGCTTGTTTGAAACTTACTGGACTAATTACATACTAGGTCTTTACAATGTAAATCGTAGAGTCTATCAAGTCAAAGCAATTTTACCTATTGGCGAAATAATTAAGATGCAACTTAACAACAAGGTAATTTGGAACAATGAAAAATGGATAATCAACAATGCTGCTGTTAATATGGCAACAAATGAAGTTAAATTTGAATTACTCAATGAGGTATGAAAAACACTTATTTAAGTTACTTAATAGAACTTCTCCAATCTGACGAATGGAAGGGCGTTAGTGATACAGTAGAAATTGCAAAAGGAAAATATCAAATTCCCAAAAACTGGACAGAGTTCATAAAAAGTAGATAATGGCAGTAGTTGAAACAATTAGAATTGAGGGAGAAACTTCAGGTATTGAAAACAAAATACAGAAGTTAAATAATCAAGTAGAGGGTTTAGTTGATTCTATTGAAGATGTAGGGACAGAGTCAAAAAAGAGTTTTGACAAGATGGACAAGGAGTCTAAAGAAACTACTAAAACAGTTAAAAAAACTGACAATGCAATAAAGGGATTTATTAAAAATATCAAAGGTGCTGCGATTGCCGCAGGTGCGCTTGCCATTGCAAAAGGGGTTTTTCAACAGACTCAATTTGCTATTGACAAAGTCAATACTGCAATGCTAACCTTAACAGGGTTATTTAATAATCTTGATATTTTTATGGCAACAGGGGGAAATGTAGCTAAATATTTTGAAATAGTTGAAGCTGCTGCTGAAAGATTAGTAGAGTCAGATAAAGCCTCATTAACAGCAGAAGTAGAAAGGCAAAAAATTCAATTAAAATCTCAACAAATAATTGAAGCCCAAAGGCAGATAAGGGATGACATTACTAATAGCATAGAAGTAAGGCTTGCAGCAAATAAAGAAATTGCTAGATTAACTGATGAACAAATAGCTAAAGAAAAAGAACAAATACAAATTCAAATTGACTCTGCTCAAGCGAGATTTCAAATTACTAAACTTCATACAGATGATGTTGCACTTCAACAGAAAAAACTACAACTTGAGGAGTTAAGTGAAAGAACAACAAGCGTAAATTCAGAAAGACTGGCAAATGAAAATTCTTTATTAAATGAAGGTAATGCACTAAGACAACAAAGAAATGTTGATGATGCTGAAGCTATAAAGCTTACAGGTACATTATTAGATAGACACGTTGCTATTGCTGAAGTCAATTTAGATCAAGTAGAAATATTAGAAAGAACAAATCAAACTAAAAGATTAAAAAGAGAATTAGATTTTTTTGATAAATCTATGCTTCAACTATTAAGATTTAACAATGAGAGATTAATTGAGTTAAAAACTAATGGTCAAACTGAGACAGGAGAATATGAAACTTTGTTAAAAGAAAGGTTTGACTTAGAGCAACAATATGCTCAAGAATCAACTCAAATGCAAAATGATCTTTTTAATTCAAGGATTGATAGTATTGCAGGAGGTTTTGATTTAGCTGGACAAAGTGCAACTGCTTTTTCAAATTTAAGTCAAGCTTTAGGAGAAAACGATGAAGCAAATGCAGAAAAATCATTTCAAAGAACTAAGAAATTCCAACTTGCAGCAGCAATTGCAAACACAGCATCAGCAGTTACAGCTCAACTAGCTGTTCCTCAAGATGCTTTAACTGGAGCGAATTTTGTAAAGGCAGGGATTGCATTAACAACAGGTCTTGCACAGATAGCCACAATTAAAAACACTAAATTTGAGGCTCCTGATTCATTATCAAGACCATCGGCAGGCACTAATATTACAGCTCCATCACAGGCGGCTCAATTTAATATTGTGGGACAAAGCGGAACAAATCAGTTACTTGAAGGAATAGCAGGAACATTTGACAGACCTGTAAGAGCTTATGTCGTAGCAGGCGAGGTTCTCTCAGGTTCACAATTAGACAGACAACGATTAAGAACAGCAACATTCCCATGAAGATAGTAGAGTTAATTTTAGACGAGATGGAAGAACTAATGGGCATCCAAGCTATTAGTATTGTAGAGAATCCAGCAATTGAAGAGAACTTTGTAGCCTTAAAATCTCAAGAGGTACAATTTGCTAAACAAGATGAAGAAAAAAGAATCTTACTGGGTGCAGCTTTAATCCCTAACAAACCTATTTATCGTCAAAATGGCGAAGAAGAGTTTTATGTGTACTTCACAAAAGAAACCATCAGGAAAGCTAGTGAGTTATTTTTTCAGAATAGCAATCAAAATGAGTCAACCTTAGAGCATGAGGTAGCACTTAATGGAATGAGTGTTGTAGAGTCATGGATCGTTGAAGATGAAGACAAAGACAAGTCAAGAGTTTATGGATTAGATATGCCTGTCGGAACTTGGATGGTATCTATGAAAGTAAATAACGATGATATTTGGAATAACTATGTGAAAACTAACAAGGTCAAGGGCTTCTCAATAGAAGGATTTTTCGTTGACAAGGTAGACTTCTCTGCTCAAGAGATAACTGAGGAAGATGCTGCCGCTGAAGTTTTATTGATGCTTGCTAAAGAGGCAATAAAATGAGAGGAGCAGTAAGGTTACAAACAGTATCACCAAAAGGAGGAAACAGAGGTTGCCTTTGTTGGGATTCAGACACTTACTCTAGAAGTTGCTGTGATGGCAGTCTTCATGCACAAGGTATAGGACAAATAATAAGCGCATTGATTCCATTCTCTGACGAGGTATGGGAGCTTCAGAAAAATAAATGGAATAGGATTCACGACACTTACAATCAATTATAAATGGGAACACCACTAACTGGCAAAACGCCTGCAAATACTTACGATGCTCTTATCAAGGTAGGAGACAACTCACCAATTACTAGCAACTTAAAAGTATTAAGTGATGGCTTAGGTAATAACTTACCTTTAACTGTCTCTTCGACTGCTATTACTATTACAGGCAATGCGACCTTTAGTGCTAATCTAGATGCTACTGGTGCAGTAGTAACAGTTGCAACGCAAACAGCAGGAGACAACTCTACAAAAGCTGCTTCAACTGCGTATGTAGATGCTGAAAGCATAGGGCAAGACTTAGATTTTTCAGGTGATTCAGGTAATGGTGCTGTCATTTTAAATACAGAAACTTTTGCAGTCACAGGTACAACCAATCAGATAACAACTACTGCTTCAGGTACAGGTTTGTCTTTGTCTTTACCTTCTACTGTACATAGAGACTTACAAGGTAACGTAACAGGAAACCTTACAGGCAATGTCACAGGAAATCTCACAGGGAATGTAACAGGAGATGTTACAGGGGATTTAACAGGCGATTCTGCTGGTACTCATACAGGAGCAGTTGTCGGAAATGTTACTGGTAATTTAACTGGAAACGTAACAGGAGATTTAACAGGAACTGTAACTGCTACATCAACTCTTGCTGATGGTGTTATAGGAACTACTCAAACAGTATCTGATGACTCAACTAAGGTAGCTACTACTGCATTTGTTCAGGATGCAATTCAAACTGTTCCTGCTGGTTTAGTCTTTCAAGGAACATGGAACGCAACAACTAACACTCCGACACTAGCAAGTGGCACAGGAACGACAGGACACTTTTACATTGTAGCTGTTGCAGGCTCGACTGATTTAGATGGAATCACAGATTGGAAGGTTGGAGACTGGGCAGTATTTGTTGAGCAAGGAGCAAGTGACCAATGGGAAAAAGTAGACAACAGCTCTGTTTTAGATGGTAACGGAACAGGAGGTAAGATTAGTAAGTGGTCAGGTAGCGGTGATTCGGTCACCCTTACTAATTCTGTCATCACAGAGCTTAGTTCTAAGATTGGAATTGGTGTTTCAAACCCAACATCTACATTAGAAGTTGAGGGAGATGTAAGGGTTAAAAGTGGGAATAAACTTATCCTAAACAGACCAAACAATGCAGTCACTTCAGAATTGTCAACTAACGCTTCAGGAACATTAATCTTAAACAGTTTAAATGCTGAAGGTATAGACGTTCAAAACAATGGAACAAGTGCTTTAAAAGTTGACTCTGCTGGAAATGTAAATATTGGTGCAACAACAGGAGCTTCAGTACCATTATTAGTAAAATCAACTGGCGATAATACAGATGTTATTTCAGTTGAGCATACTGGTAATGCAGTAGACCTAGTAAATTTAGGTCAATACAATAATCACGGTGGCTTATTAATAAAAAATAATTCAGGAACTAATAAAGTTTTCTTTAATTCAGCAGGAGATAATAGTTATATTTTAGATTCAAACTTAGGAATTGGGACTGCTTCGCCTTTAGGTATACTTCATTTATCAGATGCAACTGGTGGTACTATTTACATCCAAGATTCTGATGGTACTGCTACATATAATGTAACAAGTATTTCAAATGGTGGTAATAATTTAACTTTAGATACTCGTAATTCAACAGGAACTTTTGTATCTACTGATTATCAAATTGCTAAAAACGCATCAGGAGCTGACTATCATAGATGGTTCACGCAAGGTGCAGAAAGAATGCGCATTGATAATGCTGGAGCATTACAATTAAACACATACGGAGCTGGTACATTAGTATCAGATGCAAGTGGAAATATCACATCCATAAGTGGTGGTGGACAAGGTGGGCCATACTTACCTCTTGCTGGTGGTACTATGACAGGCGTAACACAATTTAATGACCATACTAATTACGGAGACCAAGTAGCTGCAAAATTTGGAGCATCACAAGACCTACAAATATATCACGATGGTTCTAATAGTTACATAGTTGACTCAGGAACAGGAAATTTAAATATTAACGCTACGAACTTAGCTTTAAATAACGGAGCTGGAACAAAGACTTACCTTTTAGCAACTGATGGTGGTTCTGTTCAATTAAGACATAATGATTCTACAAAGATTGAAACCACAAGCACAGGGGTTGCTGTTTCAGGAGCTTTGTCTATTACTGGGGATGGTTCAAATGCTGCAACCCTTACAGAAACAAGTGCTGGGATTTTAACAATAGCAACTGTTGATGATTTTATAGTTGATGCTTCAGGGGATATAGTTTTAGATGCTGATGGTGCAGATATAAGATTTAAAGATGCTGGAACTGAATTTGGAAAAATTGCTAAAGGTGGTGGCTCTGACCTTATTATTGGTTCTAGTATAGCTGATAAAGATATATTTTTTACAGGAATTGATAGTACTACAGCTATAACTGCACTAACCTTAGATATGTCAAATGGTGGCTCTGCTACATTTAGAGATGACATTGATTTTGGTGGTAAAATTACACAAACA